CGTGCTAAAGAACGCGAACGTCAAAAACAAGAAGCTATAGATGTAGACACTGAGCTTGGCTTACGCGAGATGCAAGCAAAAGTAACAGAGTCAGAGCGCAGAAAAAGGGATAGAAAACGTCCTGAACAATTATCTTTTCGTGGACAATTATTTCAACCGTTAGACGCCGCAAAGGATTTAAAAAATGTCACTGGAAGAGATGCACCTACCACCTCACCTGTCGATGCAGGACGTGGAGAAGGCGATGCAGGTGTTGGAACAAGTGTGGAAACAGGACAAGAAAACCTTCAAGCCACCACAAGAACTGACGCACTTGACAGCAAAGGATTGGGAAGTGACGGGGCTGATGCTCCAAGTGTTGTTAGTGCAAAAGGAAGAGAGCCAAGTGCACTAACAATCCCTAAAAATGTTGAAGATGCTTTTACAAATTTAATAGACAAACAAGATAAAAAAGCAAGAAAACAAGAAATAGGCAAAGCACAAAATAAATTTGAAAACGCTCTTAGGGCATACGCTGTAAGTGTTGCAGGTAGACCTGATGCTGTGCAAGAGATAACTCAATTATCTGGTGACATAGCTGACCAATTACAAACTAAATACGGCAGAAATAGAGGTGGAGCAAAACCACCCCGCGCTACAAAAGAAGGAGAGCCAAGTGCACTAGATCGTGCTACCGCTGCAAAAGTACAGCAGTGGATGACAGGCACTGATCCGTTTACAGGTCGGCCTAGTACGCTTTCAGATTTAAAAGAAAGCAAAGAAGTAAAATCAGCAAAAGAAAGTTATAAACGCGCTACTGCAAATTACGACCAAAAATACGGCATTCGCCCAGACGCTAACGGGTTGCCGCATCGAAGAATCCCTAGCGCAAAGTGGGGTTTGCAAGATTTTATAGAAGCACGTAAAGAAGCAGAGGCTTTAGATGATGCTGAAATGGTGCAAGCAGTTAAAGAAATAAACAAAGCACAAATGAAATTAGGTAAGGCCACGGATACAGATTCTGGACCAATAGAAGATGCGAAGCGCAACCTAAAAGAACTGTTTCCAGAATACGAAGAACAGATTGACGCCGATGTTTACAGCTTTGTTAAAGAGGCGTTGGATACACCAGTTGATCGCATCGAACCTACGTTTAAACCAGAATCAAAACCAAAACCAAAACAAAAAGCAAAGGTCGTTCCCGGTAAAACAAAGAAAGACCCTCCTGCAAAACCTGTTACAGGTAGAAAAGTTTTACCTGTTCTTGACGTTAAAAAACGGACCACCAAGGCACTAGCCCCTGCAAAACCTGTACGTAAAAAGACTGAAGTAAACGAGACTGCACGCGAAAACACAATTAACAAGTTGTTTTCCAGAGCTTCCGGTAGGTTATTATCTACTGATGCCTTAACGTTTTCTATGGATGTTGCGACACCTAGAATGCAAAGGTTAGCACCTGAAGGGTGGTTGAGCAGAGAAGGCAAACGTAAAATACTTAGAGAACTTTCAGCCACTGATGTTGGACCTGATGGCAAAGTACAGGGTGAGTTTAAACTTAGGGAAAGAAGAAAACCTGCTAATGAGAAAGACGCACAAGACAGAAAACGCACTGAAGGTAGAAATGCTTTTCAACGTTACTTTGGTAACTATGAAATGCCAGAATACGCAATAGAGGACATACTATACCATTTAAACTCGCCAGAAGTGCAAACTAAGATAGAGGATACTGACACTGATGTTGGCGTAGGACAATTAGGTAAAGATTTTTTTACTGGGGATGACACCACATATCTACCGTCTTATGGGCAGAAGTCAGCTAAAGCCGCATATGATTTGTTAATGAATATAGGTCTGCCAGACCGAGATGTTAAAGCTATTGAACGCATTCTAACCGATCAAAAAATATCTATCGAAGAAATGCCGCTACAACCTGAAGTAATAGCTTTGTTACGTGGGGGTGATTTGTCTAATGCGTTACAGCGTCTACAAGCAACAATACCTAATAAATTTGTACGACAGTTTGTAAACCGCACATTGCTAGAAAACATAGGCGATACAAAAATTAAAGTGCAAGATAAAGTACAGCTAGGTGGCAATGCTGTGGAAGGTCGGTATGACCCATCTACCAACACAATCATATTGAGCAAGAAAGATGGTATGAATGTGCATGCCTTATTACATGAAGCTGCACACGCTGTAACTATAAAAAACCTGTACCGTACAAACCGCAAAGGCGAAACTGTATTACGAAATACACCTGATGTGAAACGTATAGAACGATTACGTCAAAAATATGTAGAAATCCACGGAGAAAATACATACGGCACACAAGATGCAGGTGAGTTTGCTTCTGCTATTATGTTAGACGAAGGGTTGCAGGATGCGCTGGATGATTTACTGGTGCAAGATGGGAATAAACTTGTAAGAGGTAGAGAAAACTTTGTACAAACTTTAATAAGAATGTTTCGTGGTAGGGGTACGCAGACTAAAGGTGTTAATGATCTTATCAATGCAATCGTATCGCCATCTGCAGAACATGCGGGTATGCGATCATTTTACCTTGCTGCTAAATCTCCCGAAGGGTCGAGAGAAATATTAGATGACGTACCAGAAGTACCTATAAAAGCTGATAAAAATTACTTTGAACGTGTTAGATCAGAGATATTAAGTCCAGTTACTCCTGACTTTGTAAAGAATGGGTATCTGGCTCTGCAGGACGCGTATATATTAGGGCAGGTTGCAAAAGATAAAATACCCTTTGCGCCACAACTTAACCAGATAATTAATCAAATGTCTGGAGAGTTACGAGCGGAAAATCGTAGAGTTGATGCTCTGACTAATAAGTTGAGAGAGCTACGTAGAACACCAGCCACAGCCAAAGACTATAAAACACTTCGGTATCTAATACCGCATGCAACGCACCGCCGTATTGATCCAAGAGCCGCTACATTTAAAGAAGCGTGGACACCCAAAAAAGAAGATGCAGAAGATATAGAGTTAGCTAGAAAGACAGCAGAGGCAACGTATAAAGACTTACGTAAACAGTTTACAAATATGTCAGAGGAAGGGCAGAAACTCTATATGGCTGCGACTAATTTTTATGAGTCGGGCCTCAAAGATATAATGAACTCCATAGACGCAAACTTAAAAGCGGCTGGAGAAACAGATGCCAAAGCACGTAAAACAGCCTTAGAGAAACTTTTAAAAGCGATGGGTTTTAATAGGCAACGCATTAGACCATACGCTAAATTAGAACGCAGCGGTCCCTACAGAATGGAGTACACAACACTAGACCCGACAACCAAAGAGATAACGACTTATGTAGAATACTTTGACAATAAACTGCAAAGACGCCGTGCTATGAAGGCGTTGGATGAATATAATAAATCTCTGGGGGATAAATTACCAGCTACAGTCAAAGCTACAAAACCCATATTAGGTACAAGGGATGATTATACACGGCCCAATGCACGACTCGACACAGGTATCGCCGCAAGCATTATGAAGATTTTAAAAGCAACTAAAGCCCCTAAAGAAACACAGGAGGCTATTGCAAAAGTTGTTTTGTCTAACATGCCAGAGCGTTCATTTTTAAAAGGCTACATAGGCCGGGGAGATGTAAGAGGTTTCCTTGGAGATATTACACCTACAGGCATGGCAGAACAAAATTATGACTTGCTACAACAACTAGAACGTGCAGGTAGAGATTATTCCAGACAAAAAGTGCAGATGAAATATGGCGCAAAACTACGCGAATTTGATAAAAAACTACTAGATGATTTTAACTACAAGACTTTGGATGACGATACAAAATTACTACGTGATAGGTTGTTAAGGATATCCAGTTTTGCAAGTTCACCTAACATACCACAGTGGTCTAGGATGCTGACCAGTGCAGGTTTTGGCTTTACAATGGGCTTTAACATATCGTCAGCATCTCTAACATTTTTTGATGTATTTATGAGTGCGTCACCATACCTGTCTAGTAGATATGGTAGAAATAATATGTACAAGGCTTACGCCCAAGCAATCCGCATTTTACATGCTGGAGGTAAAGAAAGAACTGTAAAGACCTTTGGTGCTAAAGGTGATGAAGATGCAATTATCAGTGCGGGTCCATTGGGCCAATCTGCGTCTAATGTAAATTATGATGGTAAAAAACCAGAAGGTTTTACCAGCTATGAGTTTGAAGTTCTTCCCACGGCGGTAGAGGTGGGTGACAGAAACGCTGTATTCAACCAGACAATTACACAAGAAATGTTAGAGATGGGAGACGATCCTTTCTTTAAAAAAGGTGACGTTGCTTTTGAAGTTCTTGGTGTGAAAATACCTGTGCCTAGAGTGGAAGGTACATTAGGTTTTGCTAATAGATGGTCCAGCTTCTTATTTCATCATAGCGAACGGTTTAATCGTGAAGTGGTGTACATAGCTTCTTATCTATTACAACTGCAGAAGATACAGGAAACTCAAAATAGAAAACCCACAAAAGAAGAGATGGTGCAGGCCGCATATGACGCTGTAGATGTAACACAACTTACGCTAGGTTCTACTGCGGCTGGGGGCAGGCCCACTATTGCGCAGAACCCATTTGGTAATGTGGCCTTTCTTTTTAAAAGATTTGCCATTAGCAAATACTTTTTGATGACACGTATGGCTAATGACATAATAAAATCATACCCAGATACGCCGGAGGGTAAGCAAGCTAAAACCATAGCCCGTAAACAACTTACACGGTTTCTAATAACCACAGGAGCACTTGCTGGTGTAGCTGGCATGCCGATGATGGGCATGATATCACTTATGTATGACATGTTTACAGGTGATGAAGAAGACGATTTTGATAGTATGGCGCGTAAAGTGTTGGGTGAAGGTGTGTATGGTGGTGCACTAAACGCCATGTTTGATGTTGAGATGTCTAGCCGTATATCAATGAACAGTCTGCTATATCGCCCACCGATTATAGATAAGGACCAAAACAGTATAGCAACTCTAATAGAACAGCTAGGTGGTCCTGTAGTTGGACAATATTTAAACACAGAACGAGGTAGAAAACTATTTAACGAAGGTGAAATATATAGAGGGCTTGAAGCTATATCACCTGCGTTTTTAAGGTCTTTGTTACGTTCTGGCAGGTTCTCGGTCTATGGCGCAGAGACCCGTAGGGGTGACGAAATAGTTGATACTGGTGTATATAATAATGCCATGCAAGCCATAGGCTATGCACCTGCAGATTACATAAAAGTTTTAGAGATAAACAAAAACGAAAGACGCAAAGACCAAACGCTAACCGATAAACGTAAGAAATTACTGCGTAGGTATAACATGGCCCTTACAGAAGGTGCGTTTGACGAAATACCTGAGATTATGAAAGATATTGTAAAATACAACAGAAACCTACCACCAAGTGCCAGAGGACAGAAGCTTATATTCTTTGATAGTTTAAAGAGGTCAAGGCGTTCATTTGTTCGCACGACACAACGTATGCGGGGTGGTATGGAGTTCAAACCGTTTATGTTAGACAGCCTTGAAGAGTACGATCAAGGATTAAATTTATTTGAATAAAAATAGCCCCCACCGAAGTGAGGGCCAGTAACAGGGAGGAGAACAACAGGTAGTGTGAACCATGTTGTTAGCCACTATATATCATAGCAATCTCCACATGCGAACCCCCCACATACCATTTTCTATGCATACGTGCATAGTTGTCTCATATTGTTTCATCTGGGCCACACGTTTTAGTTGTTTTCTAGCTTTTTCTGTATTTATGCAGGGTATAAACACTGAAGCACCGACTACAAACTTATCCCACTTCACGATAATTTTTACACCATCAGGGTCTAAGTCATCAAGTCTCAGTGGTATCATTTAACCCTTCCATCTTAACAACTATACAGTATTGAGCGGGTAGGCGTAAACTGGTGCCTGTTGTCAAACGAACATTTTTGGTGGTGGCCCCCATTTCATCTTTCAACATCTTTACTGTAGAGCCATAATTTAGAAACTGATCTACCAGATAATTTTTAAATTCTTTTGTAGGTATGGAGAGAAGTTCTGTATCTGTTTCATACCTTCCAACAATTTTTGTACGTGGATTTTGTTCTGGAACTACCATGCTCGCGACTTCATCACGTGCGTCTTCTGTACTTTTTATCTTTAATATATTACCCCAATGCGCCCCAGCAAACTCTGCTATTATATTTGATACGTTAGGTGTAATTCCCTGCACTTCTTCCTTAGCCCGAATAAGTTCACTAACCACCCACTTAAAAAGTTTTTTATAGTCGTAGTCTACTATACCTAGTTTATTTGCCACGGCACAGGCAGTTATTGTGCAAGCGCATCCAGAAGACCAAAATCTATTTACAGGGGATAAATCTGCTGCTTTGTCTAGTCTAGCTTTAACCCCTTTATATATGTTTTCTATCTCCGCGCGGTTTTTTATAATGTGCTGTACATATTCTACCGTAAAATTGCAGTAATTCGCCTGTACATCTTTAAATAAATTAGCTGTCTTTTCTATAGAAAAGTTTTCCTCTTGCCGCATTTGGTTAAAACGGTCTTTAGTAATATATTTCTCTACGTTAAACTCTAATACGCGTTGCATCTGTGCTTCGGGGTTACCACGTTCTTTTTGCATAAACTCCCAGAAACTTATGTTTCCTGTAGACAAACCTGTTTGTCTCCAAGGCGCACCCCTGTAACGCTCTTCGTTACCACTACTCTTTAACCTGTTACGCTGTTTACCTTCTGCCTGTGTATAACAGAACTTAGAAACATCTTTGGGTGTCATTTCTGTTTGTTCGTCTGCGTTGCAAGATATGTTTTTTAAGCGCTCTGATCTGTTCTGCCTAGAGTACAGAGTGTCGTTTGATCCTACGCACATACCCACAGGGTCGCCCCATATACCTGTATTGGCATATAATGCCGTAGTTTTACCCACGCCAGACCCACCGTTAAGATGCGCTAAAAAACTGAACAACCCTGTAAACGCCATAAGAGGAGAGGCAAAACCCATGCAAATAGAGAATTGGTGCAACTCAAGACCGTCCCTATTAAAAAACCCCATGATTTCTTTTTGACGTTCTGCACTACCTTTAGGCTGCATATACTCTATAAAAGAAGACGTTTTACCCGATGGTGGGTTATACTTCACTTCGTTTTCTAGTATTAACCTGTCACCCCAAACAAATGCATCCATTTTTTCATCATCTGTCCACCCAAACTGGGTGTATGCAATATCGGCTGCACCCGTTTGCTGTAACTCATTTACCCATGCCTGTATGTATTTCATAATCCTACCTAAATCATCTCCGTAAGCCGTTATACCTTTTACCGATAACGCTTTCCTTAACTCCTCGCGTGAAGTCAGTGAAAGCATTGGCACACTAAACCTTCTAATCCCATCTTTAGGTAAATGCAGCGCAAACGATATCACTTCACCTAATTCTGGATCGTCTGATCTATGCGTAACATAAAAATCATTTAGGTATATAAGTTCTTCTTTGGGATTACCTTCTTCATCTTTAGTACGCATGTATACGCCACCGTTTTTACCGCGTATATATGGCGCTGGATAGTCTGGCACGTTGGCTTTGGGTTCAGCTTCTTCTACTATTTTTGTGAGTTGTGCTGGAGTTGTTACAGTTAACGCATTAGGACAACCCTCACAGCCGTTGGGATTATGTAAAGCAAAGGTACTACAGTATTGCGGTCCCCCTGTGTCCATCATTTTTCTAATCGTTTCATCAAAACTGTAATCTGGATGGTGCTTTGACATGATCTCTGCTGCTTTTTCTGCGTCTTTGCATACTTTGGCAATAGATAGACCTGCTCTCCACTGGTCATAAGATACAGTAGCTTGGTTCTCTATAATATATTGTATTTGTTGGCAGCCCTGTCCGTTTTTGGTTTTTTCTAGCAACCTTTTAAAACTACCAGTGCTTTGTTGGTTGATGGCATCACGATAAGCACTCGGCGCAAACCTATTAGGCGTTGGAATTGCACCGCCAATACGATCTTCAAACTCAGAAAACTCTATAGGTTTTGCAAGGTAGCCACCTAACAATGATACAGGTTTAGGCTCATCACCTTTATAGTTATGTGTGTTAGGTACGCGTAATATACTAGCTGCGTCAGATGTGCGTGACGGGTCAGCAGGAAAGTTTTGTTTGGCGCATAACTGCTTGAGGCTTTCCGCAACTGGATACCACGTAGCCTCATCAACGGCGGTAGTTAAAGGCCAATACACATGTAACCCATTACCAGAGTTTATTATAGTTGGTCTGGGTAATCTGTTATTCTTACAAAACCAGTTTAGTTTTTTTAAAGCTTCACTTTGAGAAGTAAATTCTTTTGACGGTCCACAATCCAAGTCAAAGAAGAAAGACTTTACTCCTTGGACGTTTATTTGCTTGCGGTTAATTGGTTCTATGAAGGTGCTTAAAGCGAAGAAAACATTGTATTCTGAGGCGTCAAAATTGTTGGATTGCTCTATTGCCTCATCCAATGTTTCATAAAAGTTGTTTTTTACATAATCCCTTTTGATTATGGTTATGCAGTAATACCCTTCGTCACTCAACACAGAACCCAAAAAATCTTGGGTGTTCATTTTTCTCATCCACTGTTAGAAAATTTGCGCGGCCTTGTTAGACCGCGCTGTTATAATTAGTCGTCCCAATCGCCAAGAATATCATCCAAGGAACTGTTATTAGAACCGCCAGATGCAGCTTTCTTATTTGTAGTCTTAATTGGTTCTGGCTCTGGTTCAGAGACTTCTTCTTTCTGTGGCATATCTACTATATTGCTAGAAAACATGCTTTCTTCATTGTGAACATAGCCACCATCAACAACATCGAACATGCTACGAATAGTACGATCTGCAAGCTGCACAACCTGCAACTGACGTAAGCGAAGTGACACGCTCGGCTCGTTAGACATATATTTATAGGGGTAAAATGTTACACCTACGTTTACAATGCTGCCTGTAGTAAGCTGAAAATCATCCGTCATAGGATTGTTTCTCGAATCAACTTGTAAAGGCTTGCGTGTAACTGATCCGTTGTACTGGCCTTTTAGTGTACACTTGACGGTGCGTGTACCATCATCGTGTTTTGTCATTGGGTTGGACGGTGCATCAGGCCAACCTTTTTGTTTGTCTTCCTTATAAGCGGTTACCATAGCTATGTATAAGTTCTTAGCTGTGGCGCTATCCATCTTCAATTCGATAGAGTATTCAGCATTTGGTGCCATCGGATCACAAGGCACACTTTGGTTAAGTTTCTTATCAAAGTGATAAGTTCTATCCAACTTGGGCCATAGTGCTTCTGCACCCATTATCTTATACGCGTCTGCCATATTATTCTCCTATATATCTTTGTCGAGATTTAAATCCATCTCATACTGTGTGTTATCGTGCGATGTATATCGCACGGGTGGTGGGCTGGCCTTCTCCAACAACGCATTAGACACAGCCTGTTTATCAAAACGATATACGTTGTTGATCTTTAAATAAGTATTGTCAGGGATATGACCCTGACGTATCCAACCTCTAAGGGTAGATACTCCTACCGATAAGTGGTTAGCTAGTTCTTCTATTGGAACGAGAGGTGCCGTCATTACTTCTTCCTAACTGATATGACATATTCACTGTCAATATTTAAGCCTTCGGGTTTTAACTCAGGGTTCTCTTCTAAAAACTGCCTAATGTTTGTTTGGTTCAATCTCTTGTCAAACAACTCAGGCACAGCGTGTTCAATCACAAACTTGTGCATGGCATCCCAATCACTTGTCCAATATTTAATGCGCTGTGACCGAAAGAATAACCCCTCATCAGTTCTCACGCTTTCAACCTTGTTGTTTTCACAATAGCTGAGAAGCGCACGTTTTAAGATGTCAAGCTGGTGTGCCAACCCTTCATCTTCTTTGGTAAATGCCGCTTTTAACTCTGCACGTTTGTTACGTATTTTTATATATGCCTTAGTCATTTTGTCAGCGGGTGCGTCTGAATAGTCGCTCATCTTAACTCCTCCTTATACAAAGTATTATTTAGTTATATATGCTACTCTAGTCAAGCAGTTCTTTGTATAAGTCTATCATTTTTGTGTGTACGTCTATTCTCTTATCAAGTAATGAGTACACGCGTTTTTCGACAGCCGATCCTTGTAGCTGTACAACCGTACAGGGATGCTTTTGTCCTGATCTGTGCACCCTTGCGTTTGCTTGTGAATATGTTTCTAGTGAAGAAGTCGGACCCCACCATACCACAGTGTTCGCTGCAGTTAAAGTCACACCATGTGCTGCTGCTTGGGGTTGTATCACCAATATCTTGGGGTCAGACATAGTTTGGAACCGTTTAAATATATCGGTGCGGGCATGTGCGGGTACATCGCCGCGAATCACTTCTGCTGTTAAGTTGTCAGACCGTAGCTTCGACACCAATACATCTATCGTGTGTTTGAATGGTACAAAGATAAGAACCTTTTGACTGCTTTCATCTATAACTTCTTTCAAAACTTTATAACGATTGTTTATGTCAAACTCTAACGCATCACCCTTATCTGTATATACCGCACCAGCACTGATTTGCAGTAGCTTGTTCATAGTGGCAGCGGCATTTATAGCGGATACTTCGTCTTCACCCACGTGCATAACTAATTTTTTACGTAGTAGTTCATAATATTTTGTTTGTTGTCTGGTTAATTCTACCTTTCTTTTAACGTATGTCATGGCTGGTAAGTCGAGACATTCTTCTTTGGTGAACCGTATAGCTGGCTGTAACGCGTTATATACAACCTCACTAGAATTATCCTTTGGTATATAACGGAACTGTGTAATTTGCATCATTACCATATCACGGAACGAACTATAAAACCGTGGCACCGCATCAGGGTTGATAAGTTTGGCAAGGCCATATGCATCTAAAGGAGATTGAGCCGCTGGTGTGCCTGTCATCATCCAGAGCCATGTGTCATCGGTAACTATCTTGCGTAACGTTTTCCACCTTTTAGTGCGCGTGTTTTTATAATGCGTGGCTTCGTCAACAATAATTAAATCAAACCCGCCGTTACGAACTTCGTCCAACACTATGTCCACACCGTCATAATTTATTATGACAAACTCGGCACCTTGGTTCAGGACGGCGGCACGTTTCTTTGCGGCACCGTATGCAATATCTACAGATCGGTGCGGTGCAAATATGAATAAATCTTCTCGCCATGCACTATCCATAATTGACAGTGGGCATATAACAAGCACTCTTTTTATCTTGCCTTTGTTCATCAGAAAGTCAGCCGACCATATGGCACTGGCAGTCTTGCCTGTACCCTGCTCGTTAAAACAAAAAGCGCGTTTATTCATGGTAAAGAATGCAGAGGTTTTCTTTTGGTGGTCAAAGGGGGTGTATCTACCTGACCAATTATACTGAGATTCTATAGGCGAAGGTGCCCGGACCCCTAGATTGTTTAGTTTGTGTGTCGCATCAATATCCCAATCAACAAGCACCTCGTTAGTATTAACTTGTTTGCTTTTGGGTATTACTGAGGTAACACGGTTTGGATTGCGTAGCTTTAACAGCAACGCTTTACCGTCCACTATTTTCATGTGTTCTCCTACTTTTTCTTTTTATAGTTTCTTGCGCGGTTCTTGCTGCGGCTTTCGATCTTCACACCGTCTTTATTAGAACCGCCTTTGCTCAATGCTTTCTTGTGGCTAACGTCTTTACCCTCACGTTTGTCAGCTTTGCCATTTTTGTTTTTGTCTACACCTTCACGATCTATTTTTCGCCTAGCTCGTTGGCGCTCCATCCTTGCTTCAAAGGGCTTACTGCCCACAGGTTTGTTAACTTGCTTTTTACGGTCTTTTGGATTTTTATATGGCATCAGGCGTTTGCTCCATTGTGTATACACTCAACGACAGGGCAGTGTCTTTTACATAACCCATTAGGTCTAGCGTTCCATGTGTCAGATTCTGCAGCGGCACGTAAACCGTTATGCTTAACGATCCATTTTTCCCAAAGATCAGCTTTGTCTTGCTCTTCGTAGGTGTGTTTTACTAAGTCATTTACTAACACAAAAACCAAACCAGCGCGTACCTTTTTTATCTCAGGAAAATGTGCGAACACAGCCAGAGCCATCAACTCCAACTGCCCTTTGTCTGCATAACGCGATGACTTAGACGTTTTGTAATCTATTACCCATGCGATTTCACCTAATACATCAATGATAAGCAAGTCAGCGATACCACGGAACCACACTCGTTTATCATAAAAGTCACAAGCTTCTAAGTTTTCCTTTACGCCCATTTTACGTTCACAAAACTTCACACCACGTTTGGCAGCTAATGTGTCTAAAAAATTTTGCGCAAACTGAAACTCGTCAGGTAGTGGTTCGTTGTCTTTTATGTATAGCTCCGCTGCCTTGTGAAACGCGTTACCGTAGATGGTGGCTTGCGTTGGCACGAATGGATATTCTTTAAGAACCTTTTCATGGTAAAATTGTTTGGGGCATTGTTCAAAAGATTTGATTTTGCTGAACGACCACGGTGCTATATTAGTCATTTTAGATTCCTTCTTATAACTTATATCACGCATCACCATTTGTTGTCGCCCACTACGCCCTGTGCGAGTATCACCTTTATGCCTGAATATATGGTTTTTGTTTTCAAGCGCAGAAAATCTAGCAGTCACAGATGAATATGGTAGGTAAGGAAACATGTCTAAAATATCATCTGCAATCAATCCGTGATCTTCAGAGTTTATTATAGCGTTGTGCACTTTAGCCTCTAAAGCCGTGGTGTCTACAGCATGTGCCGCATTTATGCTTGTGTCTGGAGAACCTCTTCTATGCAATAAATATGGATTGGTGCCGTATTCATCACTCATAATTTAGCCCTCTCCTTTCTTACTACTCTCTTGACACTCTACTACGTCATCGCTCACATGACCCAAAAAACCAGAGCATATGCTACTACCACTGCCACTAACACAAGTGACCTCATACCCATTTGCTAGGAACAAAGGACAGCTATGATTGTTTAGTGGCTTGGTCCCTTCACTGCCATAAGGCAATACTGCTACATACTTACTCATTCACAATCTCCATATGATTTACCTGTGCCACTCTCACAGTTTATCGGCAGACCATCTGCCCAGTCTGGTTTCCAACGCATACATTCTTCTACATATGCTTGCGCCTCGACCACTTCTTCATCTTTTACACAGGCCACAATACTGTCATGTACAGTTAGCACAACCTTGTATCTCTTGGCAATGCGTAGCATCTGCTCACCTATTATGCACCGCGCAACTGCTTGACATATATTTTCTACAACTTTTCCACCATAGATTTTGTTTGGCCCCCTACGTGTTTTATAATAATATTGTGGGCGGTTATCTTCCGTCTGGAAAAACAAGTCGTGATAATACATCGGTAGTCCAGAGGGTAGTATTATGGCAGTCTTATCCACGTCCACCCGCAGCACCCCGGCACGTCCTACCTTTGCAGGTGATTTATTACACAGATTCTTCAACATGTCCTGAGCAGCGTACCACAGGGAACTAATCGCGCTATTTGTTGTGCGGTATATGTCTATCACGTTACGTGCTTCATCTATGTGCATATCAAAACCAAAGTTAGACAACTGCATTTGAAATTTAACTGCGCCCATACCATACCCTGCGCCGAGTATGGTTGTCTTACCTACGAACCGCTGGTCTTTATCAACTGCGTCTGGCTCCACACTGTAAATCTTTGAAGCCATATGCTTATATACGTCTTCGTTTTTGTCGAACTGATCAACGAGATCATCTTGCTCTGCTAACCACGCCAAGACCCGCGCTTCTATTTGTGCGCTATCGGCATCAATCAGTGTATGACCTGCTGGCGCAACAATACTTTGCTTTAACTTCTTACCGTTAGGACCACGGCTTGGTAAGTTTTGGAGGTTAATCTTGTCATCGCCACCCCATCTACCAGTATGCGCTGCATAATATCTTACAGGCACAGGTAACAGTCCACGGCGAGATATGTTTATAAACCGTTGTGTCCTTGTTTCTTCTAAGGTACTTTTAGTACCCAACCGAGCAGCTACAAGAGATTGTACACGGTCATCTTCGTGTTCTTGTAATGCCTTGAAACCTTCGTCCGATTTTGCAAATGCATATGTTTGTTTTCCCGTAGTAGGGCTTATTTTCATAGGCGGCTTCACGCCTAACCCTTCAAGCACAACCGCAAATTTTGGATTTGACATTAGCTCTTCTCTTCCGATTTGAGCATCTGCCAGTAATTTGTCTTTGCGTTCTTTAATCTCAGCCAAGTGCAGCTCAAGAAGACCGTCATCCAAATCTACTGTAGGTTCAACAAACATGCGAAGCGTTAAGTCAATCAACTTCATTTCTTTTCGCGGAAAACTACTTATCATACGCATAAACAGGTCATGTGTTATGTCTACGTCTAACACACAATAATCCCCGTAGAT